CTTTGCTTGACACAACCGCTACAACCGATACATTGACAATTCGCATTGTTGACGTTGTGCCTGATACCGCCTTTATTTCTGGCGGCAACACGCTGTATCCTGAAGTGATCGTAAAGTTCAACTTCGGCATGCATGCGTATAACACCGCCGTCGGCGTATAAGGAGCTAAATCATGGCTATTTCACGCGCACAACTATTGAAAGAGCTGCTCCCCGGACTGAACGCATTGTTCGGTATGGAGTACGCAACTTATGGCGAACAACACAAAGAGATCTACGAAACAGAGACCTCTGAGCGTTCGTTTGAAGAAGAGACCAAACTTTCTGGCTTTTCGGCTGCACCTGTTAAGAACGAAGGTTCTGCAATTGCATACGATAACGGTCAAGAAGCTTGGACAGCTCGTTACTCACACGAGACAATCGCTTTAGGGTTTTCCCTGACGGAAGAGGCAATTGAAGATAACTTGTACGACTCGCTGTCTGCTCGTTATACAAAGGCTCTCGCCCGCGCGATGGCGTATACCAAACAGGTTAAAGGCGCTTCTGTTTTGAACAACGGTTTTAGCTCCAGCTATGTTGGCGGCGACGGCGTTGCTCTCTTCAGCAATGCTCACCCCTTGGTTGGTGGCGGCACAAACAGCAACATTCCTTCTACTCCTGCTGACTTGAACGAGACTTCTTTGGAAGCCGCCGTTATTCAAATCGCTGCATGGACAGATGAACGTGGCCTTTTGATCGCTGCTAAGCCTGTTAAGTTGGTCATTCCTCCCGCACTCCAGTTCGTTGCAACTCGTTTGCTCGAAACAGAATTGCGTGTTGGTACTGCTGACAACGACATTAACGCAATCAAGAACAACGGTTCGATCTCGGGTGGTTACACTGTTAACAACTTCCTGACCGACACAAACGCTTGGTTCTTGACAACCGATGTGCCTAACGGCATGAAGCACTTTGTTCGTACACCCCTGTCGAATTCGATGGACGGTGACTTCGACACAGGCAACGTGCGTTACAAGTCACGCGAACGTTACAGCTTCGGCTGGTCGGATCCGCTTGGCATGTTCGGCTCTGCTGGTGCATAAATAAACCGTTAGAAACTGATGGTTTGACCCCACCTTAAAAAAGTGGGGTTTTTTATTGCTTGCTTTTATTGTTGTATGGGTTATTATTAACCTAAATCTGGGAACCTCCAGCTTTACTGACCGCCCCAGCGGACGATGCAGAGACAGTAGAGCGTAGTACTGCATATACAAGGAATTATCATGGCCTCGACCACCTTCTCCGGCCCAGTCACATCGACAAACGGCTTCATCGGTAACATGACCGGTAACGTCACAGCTACAACCGTAACAGCCACTGGCGCTATTGCTGGTTTGACCCTTGCTGCCACTGGCACAGGCGGCGTTAAATTAGCTGTCCGTACACTCGCTTCCCTTCCCGCTGCCGCCGCTGGCAACGCTGGCACTATTTACTTTGTCTCTGGCACATCCTCGGGCAGCACAATGGTGTTCTCAAACGGTTCAGCCAACATCGACCTCGTGACTGGCGTGGCTGTTATTGCCTAATCGCTCCAAATAAAAGGAGCCGATCATGGCTATGCAATATGATGTAAAAGCAGCCGAGCGTACTACTACGGGTACTGCATACGCAGCTTCAGCCCGTATCAAAGGTCTTGTTCTTTCATTCGCTACAGGCGGCACAGTCGTTATTAAAGACGGGGGTGCAAGTGGAACCACGGTCTTTTCTTACACAGCTCCTGCTGCGGCTGGCACAGTCAACGTTATTATTCCCGGCGAAGGTATTCTTTGTCGTACGGATATTCACGTTACGCTTGCTAGCGCTACTGCCACGGTGTTCTATGGCTAAGAAGACCCCCTCCCTTGCTGTCGGTCGTGGCGAAAAGCTGCCTGTCAAGCAGGGGGCTGGGTTAACTGCCAAAGGCCGTGCCAAGTACAACGCAGCAACAGGCTCAAACCTAAAGGCTCCACAACCCGAAGGTGGCCCACGCAAGAAATCTTTTTGTGCAAGAATGAGTGGTATGCCCGGCCCTATGAAGGACGAGAAAGGCAGACCAACACGCAAAGCCGCAAGCCTCAAAAGATGGAAATGTTGAAATGGAAGACCTCGTGCAGACCGCTCGTGAGTTAGCTACCCACGCTAACGAAATTAAACATATCCAGTCTGATATGGATCAAGTTCTTCATGAGCTAAATGCTATGAAAACAACAATTGACTTAATCAACCAGAAGCTTGACCGAGCTGAAGGTGGATGGAAAACTCTTATTTGGATAGGCACAGCTGTAAGTAGCATTACAGGTTTTATTGGCTATATAGTTGGACAATTCCGAGGTTGATATGCCAGCAACAAGTGAAAAACAAAAGAAATTCATGGACGCTGCAGCGCACAATCCAGCGTTTGCTAAAGAAGCAGGTATCCCAGTAGGTGTTGCGCAAGAGTATTCTAAGGCAAGTAAAGGTAAAAGATTTACCACTGGAAGTCGTCCTGACTTACAGAAAGCAGGAAAACCCAAAACCGATCACGGTAAAATGAAACTTTTTAATGAAGGTGGTGCTATGAAAAACGATATGATGCAAGACAAAGCAATGGCTAAAAAAGCTATCGGTATGCACGAGTCACAGTTGCACGGCGGCAAAAAGTCAAATATGACCAAGCTTGCTAAAGGTGGTTCCGCTTCTAGCCGCGCTGATGGTTGCGTTTCTAAAGGCAAAACCAAAGGCACAATGATTAAGATGAAGTCCGGCGGGATGTGTTGATATGAGAGCCTCTCGTGGCATGGGTGCGATTAACCCCGCAAAAATGCCCGGGGGTAAAAAAGCTCGTCGTAAAGATGGTGACGAGTTTACGATGTTTGCTGATGGTGGCGAGGTTAAGTCTAAGGTCAATGAGGCTGGTAACTACACCAAACCAAGTATGCGAAAGTCATTGTTTGAAAGCATCAAAGCACAAGATACGCAAGGAACCGGAGCTGGAAAATGGTCAGCCCGTAAAGCACAACTCCTTGCGAAGAAATACAAAGCGTCAGGCGGTGGGTATAAATGAAAGCGCCGCAGAAGTCGTTGAAGGCTTGGGGCGACCAGAAATGGACTACCAAAAGCGGGAAACCTTCAAGTCAGACTGGTGAGCGTTACTTGCCTGAGAAAGCTATAAAAGCATTATCTCCTGCGGAGTATGCAGCAACGACTAAAGCTAAGCGAGCAGGTAAAGCGGCAGGTAAACAGTTTGTGCCACAACCAGCTAAAATTAAACAGAAAGTAAAACCATTTAGGAAGGTGTAATCATGGCTGGTGGCGGCGGAGCAGGCGGTGGTGGTCAACCTATGGGCTTTGGCGGTCAGCAAGGCGGCTTTGGTGGCAATCAGATGGGCTTTGGTCAACAGCCTATGAATAACAGCTTTGGCGGCGGTCAGATGGGTTACGGTCAACGTCCACAGCCTATGGGTCAGTCAATGGGTCAATCTCCTATGTCTGGTGGTTATGGCATGGGTGGCTCTAATCCCGGAATGGGTGGTATGGGTGGCTTTGGTGGTAATCAAGGCCCTCAGATGGGTGGCTTTGGTGGGAATCAATCACCGCAAATGGGTGGCTTTGGTCGCCCTCCGCAGATGGGCGGCTTTAATCAGTCCCCTCAAATGGGTGGCTTTAACCAGCAACAGATGGGTGGTTTTGGTGGTGGTTACAACCCAATGGGTGATATGGGCCAGATGAATCGTGGCTTTAACCAGCAGCAAATGGGTGGTTTTGACGGTGGGTTCGGTGGTCAGATGGCTGGAAATGAGCGTTTTGCTCAGATGGGGCAGCAAGCAAATATGCATCCTGCATTTCAGGGATTTCCTAGCCCAGAAAAAATGGCGCAAATGCGAGCATCTCAAGCAAGTCAGCGCCAGATGGGTGATGCACAGCCACAAAATCAATTTTCCGGCATGAACCCCATGCAAGGCGCTCGGATGATGATGCAACGTTTTGGTCAACCGAGCGGGATGGGCGGTATGCAAGGACAAATGGGGATGCAAGGCGGAATGGGCAATATAAATATGCCATCAACGCTGCAAACAGAACAAGGCGCTGGAAGTATGTTAGGTTTTGGCGGTCAAAGACCGTTACAACAAATGCCTAATCAAAATATTCCAGAGTATGCGCGTCCGTACGCACAACAATTAATGGGCGGCATGAATCAAATGTCCATAGGAAGGCCAAATACGGACTTTGGCCCTGCTCCTGCATTAACACAAGAGCAACAATATCAAAATTATTTAAGCGGTATGTAAAGGAATGTACTAATGACAACGTCCGGCACATCAGGCTTTAACTTAGACCTCTCCGAATTAGTAGAAGAGGCGTTTGAGCGCTGCGGCAAAGAGCTGCGTACTGGATATGACTTGCGTACAGCGCGTCGTAGCATTAACCTATTGACGGTTGAGTGGGCAAACCGTGGTATTAACTTGTGGACAATTGAACAAGGTCAAATCCCGATGGTTACAGGGCAGGCAACTTACGCCTTGCCTAATGACACGATTGATCTGTTAGATACGGTTGTTCGTACAGGATCTGGGCAAAATCAAACTGATATCAACATTACCCGTATCTCTGAGTCTACATACATTACCATTCCAAACAAGAACGCACAGGCGCGACCAATTCAAGTTTGGATTAATCGTCAGTCAGGTAATACAAACGCGAGCGTTACAACAGCTTTAAACGGTGGAATAACGGCAACAGATACAACCATTACTGTGGTGTCGGCGGCAAATCTACCGAGCCAAGGATATATCAAGGTTGATAACGAAATTATTATGTACCAGAACGTAAGTGGCAACCAGCTGTTAAACTGCTTTCGTGGACAGGCTAATACAACGGCGGCATCACATTTAACCGCAGCTTCTGTTTACCAAACATTCCCGCCAAACATTAACGTTTGGCCTACACCCAATGCACCGGGCGATCAATACACGTTCATTTACTACAGAATGCGCCGTATTCAAGATTCTGGTGGTGGTGTATCTACACAAGACATTCCATTTCGTTTTATTCCGTGCTTGGTTGCTGGACTTGCGTTTAACCTAAGCGTTAAATTGCCTGATGTACAGTCTGATCGTGTGATGTTTTTAAAACAAGATTATGAACAACAGTTTCAGCTTGCCGCAGATGAAGACAGAGAAAAAGCTCCACTTCGATTTGTCCCCCGCAATATGTTTTATTCGTAGGTGAGCGATGCCTAGTCAATTCGCCTCGGGTAAATATGCAATCTCGATCTGTGATCGTTGCGGGCAGCAGTTTAAGCTTAAAGAACTTAAGAAATTAGTTGTTAAGACACAGATTAAAAACATTTTGGTTTGTCGTGAGTGTTGGGATCCAGATCAGCCACAGTTGCAGTTAGGTATGTATCCGGTTAATGATCCACAGGCTTTAAGAAATCCTCGTCCAGATACCAGTTATGTTGTTTCAGGTTTAGATGTAGACGGTGATCCGTCTGGTGGTAGCAGAATCTTTCAATGGGGTTTTAATCCTGTTGGTGGTGCAAGAGGGTTTGATACAGGTTTAACACCGAATGACTTGATTATCCAAGTTGAGCTTGGTACAGTTACAATAGCGGTTACTTAAGGAGTTATCATGTTTAAACGTGGCGCAGACGGTGTAGCAAAGAAAGGCAAAACCGAAGGTAAGAATCTTGGCAATAGCGGCCCTACTGTAGCCGCTTTAAAAGGCAAAGGCACACCTACTTCTAAGGGCGGCAAAACAAATGCTGACATGAAGAAAATGGGTCGTGGCTTGGCTAAAGTTGCTGCTCAAAAGCGAGGCTAATATGGCACAAAACTCTACTAAGTTAGATGGAAAACGTTTTGGCTCAGAGGCTCATGCAGCAACGATGACCAAAAAGCAAGATCCAAACACAATGGCTGCTAAAGATTTTAAGCCTTGTGGCCCTGCTATGCGTGTCAGCACTGGAGATCCAGCTCGTGAAGATGTCAAGACTTCCGGCATTAAGATTCGTGGTACAGGTGCGGCAACGAAGGGAACAATGGCTCGTGGGCCAATGGCATAATGAATTACGCTCAACTCTCCGCTGCTATTCAGGCGTACTCGGAAAGCGATGAACAACTGTTTGTCGAGAATATTCCTGTTTTTGTCAGGGCAGCAGAGCAGCGTATTTATAACTCGGTTCAGTTTTCCTACCTGCGTAAGAACGTTACGGGATCGGTTACAGCCTCTAATCCGTATTTATCGGCTCCGAATGATTTTTTGTCGGTATACTCGATTGCGGTCATTAAAGCTAACGGCGAGTACGAGTACTTGCTAAACAAAGATGTTAACTTTATCCGTCAGGCATATCCGTCTCCAGCAGACACGGGCTTACCAAAATACTACGCAATTTTTGGCCCAACGACAACTTCGGGCGATCCTCCGGTTTTAACCAACGAGATGTCGTTTATATTAGGCCCAAAGCCTGATGTTAACTATTCTGTTGAGCTGCATTACTTCTTCTACCCAGAGTCTATTGTGACTGCAAGTACTACTTGGCTAGGGGACAACTTTGATACCGCTTTGTTCTACGGCGCGTTGCGAGAAGCTGCTGTGTTCCAGCGTCAAGAGCCAGATATGGTTGCCAACTATGAGCAGAAGTACCAAGAGGGCATGATGCTACTCAAGCAGTTGGGCGACGGAAAAGAGCGTCAAGACGCATACAGAAGTGGTCAAGTCCGGTATCCGGTTAAATAGGAATAAACATGGCCTTCACCGGAAACTTCACTTGCAATACATTCAAAATTGGTCTAATTGAAGGCCAGTTTGACTTTAATACAGACACTTTTTATATCGCGTTGTATACCAATGCGGCTACGCTTGACCAGAATACTACTGCATATACAACGACCGGTGAGGTTGTAGCGTCTGGCTATACAGCCGGTGGCGAGGTTTTAACTCCGCTTGTCGGTACAACAAGTGCGTATGTATCATTTAATAACGTGTCTTGGTCTGGTTCATTTACAGCTCGCGGCGCTTTAATATACAAACCCGGTGATGGTGGCGCAGTTTGCGTGTTGGACTTTGGCGCTGACAAAACATCTACAGGTACATTCACAGTGCAGTTTCCGATTGCAACGGCTGACCAAGCCTTGATTCGACTTATTTAAGGGGTTTTAAAATGATGAAAGATAGCGCAACTACAAGCGATGCATTTGGATCCTTTGTATCCGTGGCAAGTGGTGTGTCTGCCCATACTAAGGCTGGTGGTGTATACCATGTCCAGTGTTTCGATAAAGACGGCAACCTGAAGTGGGAAGACAAAGCCCATAACCTCGTGGTTAACGAGGGTCTGAAAGACATGAACGACAAGTACTTCTCTGGTGCTGCCTACAGTGCTACGTGGTACTTAGGTCTTGTAACTGGCCCCGGCTCAGGCACGACATTTGCCGCCGCTGACACACTTGCTTCTCATGCTGGGTGGACAGAATTTACAAACTACTCTGGTAATCGTGGCGCGGTTACATTTGGCGCAGCAACACTAGCTGATCCTTCTGTGATTACAAACCCTTCGCCCGTACAGTTTACGATTACAGGCGGTGGTGGCATAGTAGCGGGTGCGTTCTTGGCAAGCGTAGCGACTGGCACATCGGGTATTTTGTTTTCTGAGTCTGACTTTCAGTCTCCCGGTGATCGCGCTGTTGTAGCGGGTGACGTTTTAAATGTTACTTACCAATTCTCTCTCGACGCAGCTTAAGGATTATTATGGCTACCAAATTTATTAAAGGTCAGAACGTTAAACTTGCTGCTGTTATTCCCCAAGGCGCGGTTGAGAAACTGCGTATGGACGAGGATGGCAACTTCTTTTACATGATCCAGTGGACTGACGCAAGCGGGCAGGTTCAGCAGCGTTGGTTCCCAGAGAATGACTTGGTTGAGGCGTAGTGTTTGCAGGCTCACCATTTGCTACAGCCCCCTTTGCCGCATTAAGCGGCAATACCTTTTTCGTCTCAATTATTGAGTCGGCGACCGCTAGTGATACGTCATCCGCGCTAGCAACATTTCTCTCCAGCATTTCTGAATCTGCCACGGCTACTGACAATGCATCTGCATTGGCTATCTTTCTTGCAAGCATAGCTGAGTCTGCTACGGGCGTTGATTCTGTTGCGTCTAGCTTTTCTGTTAGTGGATCTGTTTCTGAGTCTGCTACGGGTAACGATACAATATCCGCAGGTGTAGCATTTAGTGTTGCAGTGCAAGAAATTGCCAGTGGCGCAGACTTAGTCTCAGCCTTGACACAGTTTGGTGGCAGTATTCAAGAACTTGCCTCGGCGTTAGATTCGACCTCTGCGTTGGGTAGCTTTGTAGCGTCTGTACTTGAAACTACGACTGCAACAGACTCGGTTCTGGTGGCTCCCAGTGTGTTTAACGCGACACTTAGTGAGTCGGCAACGGGTTCTGATTTACCAGTCGCTGGCGTGATTCTGGTGGTTAATATCGCGGAAGCCGCATCTGGGGTAGATTCTGTATCCACGGACGTAGAGTTTTCTGTAGTAGTACAAGAACTTGCTACAGGTACGGCTACGACACAATCAGCGGTGGCATTTGGTGCGTTAATTCAAGAGCTTGGCGTCGCCGCAGACAGCCCTCTGGCTAGGTTTTTGTGGGAACTTATCAATGACAGCCAGACCGTTGCGTGGCAAAATATAGGTAGTAGCAGCCCAACCGCTTGGCAGACAATTAATGACTTTGAAGACCCAGACTGGATTCCAGTTGACACTTCTCTGTCGTAAGGAAATAACATGGCACTTGTTGTCCGAGATCGGGTAAAAACAACGACCACAACGACTGGCACGGGAACACTGACGCTTGGATCCCCTGCGCTTGGGTTTCAGGGCTTTTCTGTTATTGGCGACGGTAACACTACATACTACACAATTACAGACACGATTACAGGCGACTGGGAAGTAGGTCTTGGCACGTACACATCTTCAGGCACAACGCTTGCACGGACTACGGTTTTAGACTCATCTAACGGTGGGTCTTTGGTGAACTTCGCGGCGGGCAGTAAAGATGTCTTTGTGGTGTACCCGTCTGAGAAGGCTGTGTACCAAGATGCTGCGGGCGATGTCACAGTTGCAGGAAATATCACAGGTCAAGAGATGACCGCCTCAAACGGTCTGCTGGTGCATAGTGCGCTGATTACCATAAGTCATACGGTTCCTTCGGGGTATAACGTGATTAGTGCAGGCCCAATTACGATTGACGATGGCGTGACTGTGACGATAACTGACGGAACATGGGTGGTGGTATGACGCTAATTTTAAATGGCACGACTGGAGTTTCTGGCGTTGACGGTTCCGCTGCTACCCCTGCGTTTAAGGGCAACGACGCTAACACAGGCATCTCGTTTGGCACGGATATTGTCACGATCAACACAGGTGGTCAGGCACGAGTTACGACTGATGCTTCGGGGAATGTGGGGATCGGTACGACTGCGGGAACTACAACAGTATCAAGTGGCTTGGCGATTAACAATGCTACGGCGGCAAATTATCCGGGGCTAGAGATACAAACGGCAGGAGTAACAAGACTATATTTTAACGCCAATAACGCAGAGTC